CTCGTGACGCTGCCGTCCGGGCGGCCCGCGCGAGTCCTCACCTGGGCCGTCCTGGGCGGCCCGACGCTGCCGCTACCGGCGCATGTCGAGGTGACCCTGCAATGAGCCCCGCATGGCGGTCGACGATCAACCTCGCTGGCATCGAGACCGCACTCATGCGGGCCGTCCAGCAAGCTGTTACCGACGCTGCTGAACACGTCCTCGGGGAATCCACGAAAGTGGTCCCCATCGAGGAAGGGACCCTGTCCCGGTCCGGGCGCACGGACACAACCCAGGACGGCACGACGGTGGTGGCGGCGATCTCGTACGGCACCCCGTATGCCGTCCGGCAGCACGAAGACATGTCCTACCGACACGACCCAGGCCGCACCGCGAAGTACCTCGAAGGCCCCCTGCGCGCGGAAGCTGGGACGGTCGCCAAGATCGTCGCCGCGGGAGTCGGGAAGGCTCTCACGTGACCGCGTCCACCGTCCGGACCGCCATCGCCGGAGCCCTCCACACGGCAGGTGTCGGGACGTACCGTCCCGCCGGCGGGTATGCCGCGGGCGACACCGCCCCGATCTTCTTCTCCCGCACCCCAGCGACCCCGGACCGGGTCATCACGATCACCGTCTACCCCGTCGCGCTCGACCACACCACCGGCGTCCAAGTTCGTGCCCGCGGATCCGCTGGCGCGACCACTTCCGCGGAAGACCTCGCCGACGCGATCCGCGCCACCCTCCACGGCCGCGAAGACCTCCCAGGCATCGGATTGCTCACGTGGCAGTCCGGCGCCCGTATCGGGTTCGACACCCAACAGCGCGACGAGTTCGCCCTGAACTTCTACGCCCTCACAGACGACCCCGCGACCGCCACCTACCACGCCGAGTAGCACCGCACCCCAAGGAGCACCCTCATGTCGCCTGCACCCTCCACCGGCACGCCCACCGCCAACAGCAAGTGGCGCCTGGACGTCGACCTGGACACCACGAACGGGTCCGGGAACTTCGTCCAAGTCAAGGGGATCAGCAACTTCGTGCCGTCCGTCCCGGCCCAGGTCGAGGACAACACCGACTACGACACCGATGGGTGGGGCGCGGACGCGGTCATCGGCCGCAAGTTCACCAACACCCTCACCGTCCGTCGCCACAAGTACGCCGGCTCCCGCGACGCCGGCCAGGAAGCCCTCCGCGTGGCCGCTGACGCCGGGACGATGATCCACGTCCGCTGGTATGAGCGGACCACTGGCGGCGAGGCATACGACGGGTGGGTCCTCGTCCAGTGGGAGCCCCAGGGCGGCGCCCCGACCGGCATCAGCGAGGTGTCGGCCACGCTGTTGGGACAGGGTGCGCGGAACGTCATCGACAACCCCTACTCGGCCACCGCCGTCCCCTTCGTCAACGCCGTGTCGCCGGTCACGGGCCCGGCCGCTGGCGGCACCCTCGTCACCGTCCGCGGCTCCGGTTTCACCACCGTCACCGGTGCGGCCGGCGTCAAGTTCGGCACGGTCAACGCGACGTCCTGGACGTTCGTTTCCGACGGCGTCATCGTCGCGGTCGCCCCCGCGCAGGCCGCGTCGACGAAGACCGTCACCGTTACCAACAGCAACGGGCCGTCCGTCGTCGACAACTCCACGTTCGACGACTACATCTACGTCTGACCGGGCACCCTCTGATCGTCTGCCCGGCCCCGGCACTGCGGGGTCCAGGGCCGGGCAGGCACCCAACCCCGCAACCCCTCGAAAGAAGCCCAATGCGTGACCTGAACGACGTCCTCGACCTCCGGTTGAACCTGCCCATCGGCGGGAAAACATACGTCGTTGACCCGCCCACAGCGGCAGATGGCGCCTATTTCCTCAACCTCCTCGCGATCGGGATCGCCGCTGATGCGGGAGTCGACGTGTCGGGGTTCAACCTGGACATCCCCGACGGTGACCCTGACTTCGCCACCCGCGCCCTCGGTGCGGCGTACCAGCAGATGATCGACGACGGCCTGTCCCTCGGCCAGATCGGGTTCGCGGCCGAGACCGCGTTCCTGGCATGGACGGTGTCTCGGGAGTTCGCCGAACATTATTGGGAGACCGGGGGAAAAGCGGGGCGCCCGAACAGGGCGCAACGGCGGCACCCAACGGTGACCCCGACCCGCGGGGACGCGGCGAGTACGACCCCGAACTCGGGGTCTCAGAGTGGTACGAGGACTCGACGGAAGAAACGCAAGGGACGACGCTGATCGGTCTGTGGTCCTTCCGGGACCTCATCGAAGCTGACCTTCACGAGATCTACAGCCTTGACGTTGACCTTCACTCCCCACTGACGGACAACACCCTCACCAGTCGGTCGTGGCGGTGGTTCCTGGTGCGGGTGCTCGGGTTGACGACGACAACACGGTCACGTGTGTGGGCTGCACTAGCACCCGCACCACCTGCATCTGCATCTGCACCTAGCGTCGTCCCGCCAGATCCTGCCCCGTACGACTAACTCCCGAGCGAGGTGACCGACGCGTGAACATTGGTGAACTCGTCGGGTACATCAAGCTCGACGGCTCCGGTGTCGGACAAGGCATCCGTGACGCCCAAGCGCAAATGAAGTCCGGCATGGACCGGCTCACCAACGACGCTGGAGCTGCGGGTGAGAAAGCCGGCAAGGCTGGCGGGTCGCGGCTTTCTGGAGCGTTCGGGTCTGCGGTCAAGACCATCGGTGCTGGCCTCGTCGCAGGTCTCGCCGTCGGCGAAGTCATCGACTATCTGCGTGGCACCATCGACGCGGCCAGCGACCTGAACGAGACCGTGAACATGTCAACGGTCATCTTCGGACGCAACCAAACCGCCATCGAGCAGTGGGCATCGAAAGCTGACCGGGCGCTCGGGTTGTCCACTGAGGCCGCAATGCGGAACGCCGCCTCGTTCGGCGACATGTTCCTCCAGCTCGGGTTCGCCGAGGACAAAGCCCTCGCCATGTCGACGGCTGTCGTCCAAATGTCAGCCGACCTCGGCAGCTTCAAGAACCTCAAGACCGAAGACGTCCTCCAACGGATCGCGGCCGGGTTCCGCGGCGAGTACGACTCGCTGCAACTGCTGATCCCGAACATCTCCGCAGCCCGCGTGGAGCAAGAAGCCCTCACCGCGACGGGCAAGAAGTCCGCGGCATCACTCACCGCGCAAGAGAAGGCAACCGCGACCCTCGCGATCGTCCAACGCGACGGTGCCCGCGCCGCGGGTGACTACGCGCGGACCGCCGACAGCAAAGCCAACGCCGAAAAGACCGCCGCAGCAGCAGCAGAGAACCTCGCCGCGAAGATCGGTGGGGCGCTCCTGCCCGCGTACACGGCGCTGGTGAAGTTCGGACGGGACCAAGTCATCCCGTTCCTGTCCGGCACAGTCGACGCACTCACTGCGGCAGGTAACGTGATCGGCCCCGTCGCGGGCGGGCTCGGTGCTGTTGTCGGAGCTTTCCGCGACCTTCCCGGCCCCTTGCAGGGCGCGATCATCGGGCTCGTCGCGTTCATCGCCCTCAAAGACCGCCTGACGACATTCGGTGGTGCTGTCCGAACCCATGTTGTCGACGCGGCGACCGCCGCACACTCCACCCTCGACACGCTGCGCCTGCGGGCCATGTACGCCGGCGAAGCAGCCAACGCTGCTGGTGGCGGGTTCAAGGGAATGGCGACGGCCCTCGGGCAGAGCGCTTCTGCAGGGCTCCGCGGCGCCGCTACAGGCCTCCTAGGGGTCCTCGGCGGGCCGTGGGGCCTCGCTTTCACGGCTGCGGTCGCCGCGGTCGGCGGTTTCGCGCAAGCTCAAGCGAACGCCCGCAGGGCCGCTGAGGACTTCTCCCGCACCCTCGACGCCCAAACGGGTGCGGTCACCAAAGCCACCCGTGAAATGGCCCTCAAGAAGCTCCTTGATGACTTCTCCGCCGAGGACTGGAAGCGAGTCGGCGACGAGTCGAGCATGTCGTTGCGGAAGATCTCGGAAGGGGTCCTGACGACCGGAGCGGACCTGGCCTCCTTTAGGGAGGAGTTCGACCGGGTCCAACAGGCCATGTTGATGAGCGAGGACGATGAGGTCCGCGCCCGGTGGGGTGCCCTCGGTAACACGATCGCCGCCACCACCCGCGACCTCGACGGTGCCCGCCTTATGTCCGAGGCCACCCGCCAAGGGATGGAAGGGTTCGCCGACACCACCGACGACACAACCGCGTCGGTGGCGAAGCAGGGCGACGCGATCGACGACCTGCGGGCCGCACAGAAGCGCCTCGCAGGGAACTACGCCAGCGCCCGCGAAGCCGCCCGCGACTACGAAGAGTCCGTCGACAAACTCACCGACGCGATCCGTGACAACGGCACCACGATGGACATCGGCACCCAGAAAGGCCGCGACAACGAACGCGCCCTCTACGCGGTCGCTGACGCCGCTGTCACTGCAGCACGCGAGCAACTGAAACACGGTGAAGGCGTCGAAGCGGCAGCGAACACGATCGAGGCACGCCGGGCCACGTTCATCGATCAAGCAGCGAAACTCCTTGGGTCCCGCGACGCGGCAGCTCGCCTCGCCGACCAACTCGGTTTGACGCGAGGGAAAGTCGACGAACTTTCCCGTGAGATCGCTGACACCCCGGCCGGCAAAGACATCAAGATCACCGTCGACGCAGCAGAAGCCACGGCCCGCATCAACGGGTTTAAGGCGCTCCTCGGGACCGTCCAGAACAAGCGGATCGCCATCGATGTAGCGACCGGCTGGACTGGGTCTGCGCAACGCCACGGGTCGATCATGGAGTTCGCCCGCGGAGGCATCCGCGCCGGGATCTACGCCGACGGAGCCGACATTGTCCGGTTCGCTGAACGAGGCACCATGGGCGAGTCATACATCCCCCACAACCCAGGAGACCGGCGACGCGCAACCGCGATCCTCGCTGAAACCAACCGACGATTCGGCAACCCGATCGGAGGCCAGCAGGTGAACGCCGCGGATCTGGCTGCGGCGGTCCGTGAGGGGTTGTCGGGGGCGATGACTGGGGTGCAGTCGCTGGCCGGAATCTCCGTGACCGGCACTCTCGATACGCCGTGGGGGCCTGCTCAGGTCCGCGGGGTCGTGCGCGATGAGATGTCGTCGGTGGCGCGTGTGGCGCAGTTGAGGGGGCGGTGACGTCGTGCCAGTTCCGGCGTTAGTGGCCACGTCGACGTTGTCGACGGATGGGCGCATCGAGTCG